TCAAACTCGCAGAACGCCTTGGAAACCCCCGTCAATGTTAGACGCACCAGAAGCTCCTCCTGGATATCAATTCAGGTGGATTAGAGAAGCTACTAGAGGGATAGATGATAAATCCAATATGTCAAAACGTATTAGAGAAGGATATGAACCTGTGAGAGCAGAAGACTATCCTGATTTTGAAGCTCCAACTGTAGATAGTGGAAGTAATAAAGGAGTCATTGGGGTTGGAGGTTTAATCCTCGCTAAAGTACCTGTTGAAACCGCTGATGAGCGTACAGCTTATTTTTCAAACCAAGCAAAAACTGCTATGGACGGTGTAGACCAGAACTTAATGCGAGAAAGCGACCCAAGAATGCCTATAAAAGATAGCGATATCCAAAGGTCTTCTAAAGTTGCTTTCGGTAGTAAACCTACCGATAAGGGTAATTAATAATAACAATGTATTTAGACAAAGGAGATAACAATGGCTAATACAAATAAACCAGATGGTTTTACCCCTGCATATCATATGTACGGTGGTGTTATTCGTCCTGCTAAAATGAGAATTGCTAGTGGAACTAACGCGTCAATCTTTTCAGGTGACGTAGTTAATCTATCTAGTGGATATGTCATTCAAGGCACAGCGACTGGCACACCCGTAGGTGTATTTTATGGGGTATTATTCACGGCTACTGACGGTACTCCTACTTTCTCGAAAGTATGGACTGCTGACACGGCTACACTAGGGAGTGCCGATGCAGAGGCTCTCGTTTACAATGATCCTGGGATCGTATACGAGGCTCAATTTACAGCTGGAACACCAGCAGTAAGTTTTATCGGTAACAAATACACCCTTTCAACTACTGCAGGCAGCACTGTCAATGGTAGATCGAAAGAAGGTGTGACTGCAACAACATCAAGTGGTGTCGCGTTATGTGTAGGATTCGCTTCGCAACCAAGCAACTCAATAGGTGCTTATGCGAGAGGACTCTTTACATTCCCGACTAACACATTTGCTGTATAATCTAAGGAGAATAAATAATGGCAATTAATAGAGCCCAACTAGTCAAAGAACTAGTACCTGGACTTCATGCTCTCTTTGGATTAGAGTATGAAAGATATAATAACGAGCACGAAGACATCTTCGATACTGAGACATCCGAAAGGGCGTTTGAGGAAGAAGTAATGTTAAGTGGATTTGGTGAAGCACCAACTAAAGGAGAGGGAGCAGCGGTCATTTATGATACAGCTCAGGAATCCTTTACTTCGCGTTATACACACGAGACTGTAGCATTAGCATTTGCGTTGACAGAAGAAGCTATCGAAGATAACCTCTACGATACACTATCTTCAAGATACACAAGAGCTTTAGCAAGGTCTATGCAACAAACTAAGCAAGTGAAAGCAGCTAACGTATTAAACAATGCGTTCAGTTCTTCATTTGTTGGTGGTGACGGAAAAGAGCTTTGTGCTACAGACCATCCTACTGTTGCTAACGTGGATCTGAAAAATGAGTTAACCACTTCAGCTGACTTAAATGAAACTTCACTCGAACAAGCGTTAATTGATATCGCTGACTTCAGAGATGAAAGAAATCTTAAAGTTAATGCACAAGCAAGGAAATTAATAATTCCACCTGCTTTGCAATTTGTAGCGGATAGACTTATGGAAACTCCTGGAAGAGTTGGTACTTCAGATAATGACATCAATGCAATCAGAAACATGGGAATGGTATCTGAAGGCTACGTTGTAAATCATTATCTAACAGATACTGACGCTTTCTTTATCAAAACTGACGTACCTAACGGATTAAAACATTTCGTTAGAACGCCTGTATCAACTAGTATGGAAGGTGACTTCGAAACTGGTAATGTTAGATACAAGGCTAGAGAACGTTACAGCTTTGGTTTTAGTGACTGGAGAGGAATCTTTGGTTCACCTGGAGCATAATTCACTCACGTGAAAAAATTAAAGGGACCTTCGGGTCCCTTTTCTTTTGTAAACGAATGATATACAATCAGAGGACTAGGGGTAATTAACTTGTTCTACAGACTGACCTAGCAGACAAGCCGAGACAGTAGAACTTATTTCCGTAGGAGGAAATTATGGCAAATTCGACATTTAATGGACCAGTCAGGTCTGAAAATGGTTTTAAAGTAATATCAGTTAATAGTAGCACAGGTGCAGAAACTGATGTTGTAAATATCGCATCTACAGGTATTGTTACTAATAAATATGTAAAACATGTAGGTTTTGCAACTGGTGTAACAGTAAACACTACAGCAGGAGATTCTCCCTCTATAGGTGAGTTTACACAACCAGCAAACACAATCATTACTGATATAAAAATATTTTGTGATGTTTCTCCCGTTATTGGGACAGGTGATATTGGTTACGAAGTAGGTACATCTTCTTCAGGTGCACAAATTGTTGCAGCTCAAACTGATGAAATACTTGATGGTGGTACAACTGTTGTTGCTCACAACGTAACTGTGACTAGTTTAGTTTTACAAACTCAAGATGGCACAACAGCTCCAGCTTCTGTTCAATACACAGATACAGCAAGAACTATTTACTGTAATATCACTAATACAGTAGACGCAACAACCGCAGGTTCGTTTACATTTATTATTGAATACGTTCAAATAGCGTAAGGAGTAAACTATGGCAGACGCAGTTACAAGTCAAAAAATTGTAGATACTGATAGGAAGCTAGTTTATAAATTCACTAATATCTCTGACGGCACAGGAGAATCTTCTGTTAATAAAGTAGACGTCTCTGGGCTGAATACTAATAACGAAGGAGAAACTTGTACAAGAGTAACTTTGACACAATTATGGTATGACATAGGCGGTATACGAGTAACTCTTGAATGGGATGCAACGTCTAATGTTGTTTGTACTGTCTTAGGTGGTAGTGCAGCAGCAGGAGTAGTTTCAGGTCATATGGATTTTAGAGAGTGGGGTGGTATTCCTAATAACGCAGGTAGTGGTATAACTGGCGATTTAGATTTAACGACGCATGGTCATACTAACCATGATCATTACACTATAATAGCCGAATTTACTAAAAGCTATTAATAATGGCTACGTCAGGAACTCGTGCATTTAGTTTAGATGTAGCGACCGCAATAGAAGAAGCATACGAGCTTGCAGGATTGGAAGCTCGTACTTCTTATGATGCAGTTACAGCTAGACGTTCTATGAATATTATGTTTGCCGATTGGTCGAACAGAGGTATTCAAATGTGGGAAGTTGCTAAAGTAGAACTTACGCTTACTGAAGGAACAAGCGAATACACTATTAATTCTTTTGACATAGATGTTTTAGATGCCTATATTGAAAGAACTACTAATAATGTAACTACTGATTTTACTTTATCTAGGATAGACAGGAATGAGTTCGTTAGTATTCCAAACAAAACAACTAAAGCTAGAGCAACTGAATATTGGTTAGAAAGGTTAAAAAGCCCTGTTATACATCTTTATCCAACACCAGAGAACTCAACCGACAAACTCATTTACTATGTTTGGAGAACTATAGAAGATTCTTCTGCTCAAATTAACGACGTAGATATACCGACTAGGTTTATGCCTTGCTTAGTTTCAGGATTAGCTTATTATATTTGTTTAAAAAAGAACATACAAAAACTTCCTATTATGAAGGAACAATACGAACAAGATTTAAGGAACGCTTTAAGATATGACGAAGACCGTTCTCCTTTAAGAATTGTTCCTAAACATGAGTATATCTAATGGCATACGCTTCAGGTAAATACGCTTACTTTATTTGCGACACTTGTGGTTTTAGATATCCCTATAAATCAGCAAAAGGTACTTGGGAAAACTTTAGAACGTGTCATGAGTGTTATGAACCCAAACACCCACAACTTGATCCTGTACATATAAGTGCAGATGCAGAAGTTTTATGGAAACCTAGACCTGAGGTTCCTTTACCACAAAGTCAATTAGGAGTTATAATCACTACAAACGCAGGTAGTGGAATGACTTTTGCTTCCGATCCAATAGGAACTGATTTTAATGGTTTAGGAGCAACTACTGGAATAGGAAGCGTAACGGTGATTACATAATGGCAGGATTTACTTATAGCGGATTAAAAACAGCAGTACAGAATTATTTAGATAATACTGAAACTACGTTCGTAAACACATTAGATACTTTTATACAAACAGCAGAAGAACGTATTTTAAAATCTGTGCAACTTCCTGTATTCCGTAAAAACGTAACAGGTAGTGCTACAGCTAATGTTGAATATTTACAAACACCTGATGATTTTTTATCGCCTTTTAGTTTAGCTGTAATAGATTCAAGTAATAACTACACTTATTTACAACTTAAACACGTTACCTGGATTAGGGATTACACACCAGCACGAGCCACAACAGGGCAACCCCTTTACTATGCTTTGTTTGATAATGATACTTTTATACTAGCCCCAACACCACCGAGTAATTTAAATTTTGAACTACACTACAACTATAGACCTGCTTCTTTAACAACAGTAGGTGATAGTAATCAAAGTTGGTTATCTGATAATGCACCTAACGCTATGTTATATGGTGTTTTAGTAGAAGGAGCTGTTTTTATGAAAATGTCTCCAGAAACAATTATGATGTATGAACAAAAATATCAAGAAGCATTAGCTATGTTAAAACTTTTAGGTGAATATAAAGACGTAAGAGACGAAGCTAGAAACGATCAAATAAAAATAATGCCACAAGGAACAACAAATGTTTAGTGTAGACGTCGAAAGTAATTTAGGAAATGTTGGTGTAAAAACAACACAAAATGAAGGTTTAAGTCCAGAGTATTGGACAGAAAGAATAATGGAACGATTAATTGCTGTGAGTGATAAAGCTGACCCTATGGTTAAAGCCCAAGCAGAAGCTTTTAAAGAAAACATACAACTGGTCGTTCTGTTGTATATGAAACAAGCTATATTAAGCGATAGAGCTACTGTAGCAGGTTTATTAGAAAAACAAGGTCATAAAGAAATGGCTGATATTATAAGGAGGCTATAATGGCAATATCCCAAGCAATGTGTACTTCGTTTAAAGTAGAACTTTTACAAGGTACCCATAACTTTACTGCAACAAGTGGCAATAGTTTTAAACTAGCATTGTATACAAGTTCGGCATCATTAGGTGCTAGTACAACTGCGTATTCAAGTTCTAATGAAGCTAGTGGAACTAACTATACCGCAACAGGAGCAGCACTTACTAACGTAACACCAACATCTTCAGGAACAACTGCGTTTACTGATTTTGCTGATTTAACATTTAGTAATGCTACTGTGACTGCTAATGGTTGTTTAATTTACAATGATACTAACAGTGATAAAGCTGTTTGTGTTTTAGCATTCGGTGGAGATAAGACTTCAACAGCAGGAGATTTTACGATTCAATTTCCAGCAGCAGATGCATCTAACGCTATTATAAGAATAGCGTAGGAGTTTAGGTGGCAACTGGTTGGGGTAGAAGTACTTGGGGAGCTGATGTCTTCGGAGGTACTTCAGTAGATGTTTCTGTTACAGGAAATGTAGGTACTCTTTCCTTAGGTGCTGAAACCGTTGTTGCTGCTGCTAATGTAGCTGTTACAAATGTTGTAGGAACTACAGCACTAGACGACGGTACTGCAGTTCAAGCAGCAGCCGTTACAGGAGTTTCAGCAGTTGCTTCAGCTAGTGAATTAGGTGACGAATCGGTATCAGCTGCTGCTAATGTAGCTGTTACAGGAAATGTAGGTACTTCGGCACTAGGTACGGAGTCGTTAAGCACTAACAACATCCTGGATGTAACAGGGGTTGTTGGAACAAGTGCTTTAGGAAGTGTGACGCCTAAAGCAAACGCAGATGTCACAATTACAGAAGGTTTTGAAATAACCTCTGCACTGAACACAGTTAATGTTTGGGGACAAGTAGCACAAGGTATATCAACAACATATACACCTGTTTCTACTACTCAAACACCAAATTGGCAAGAAGTTGCTTAATATTTATGAAAAATAAGGTATAATCAAAACGGAGACTGAAAAATGGCAAGTACATATGTTAACAATTTAAGGTTAAATGAGATGGCTACTGGTGATGCCAGTGGTACTTGGGGAACAACAACTAATACTAATTTAGAGTTAATCGGAGAAGCGTTAGGTTATGGTACAGAAGCTATAACAACAAACGCAGACACACATACATCAACAGTAGCAGACGGTGCTTCTGACGCAGCAAGAGCTATGTATGTTAAATACACAGGTACATTAGATTCAGCCTGTACCATTACTATCGCACCTAACACTATGAAAAGGGTGCAAATTATTGAAAATGCTACTTCAGGTTCTCAATCAATAATAATCAAACAAGGATCAGGATCAACTGTAACTATTCCAACAGGAAGAGTGGCTGTTGTATATCTAGACGGAGCAGGTTCAGGAGGAGCGGTAGTAAATGCTTTTACTGATTTAGACCTAGCAGGAACTCTTAGTATTGCAGGTGCAGTAGCAGCAGCTACAGATATGACGGTAGGAGATGATTTAACTTTATCTTCGGACGCAGCAGTTTTAGGATTTGGTGCTGATACAGACGTGACACTTACTCATGTTGCAGATACAGCTTTACTATTAAATAGTTCAAGACAATTACAATTTGGTGATTCAGGAACTTATATACATCAATCAGCAGATGGAGTATTAGATTTAGTAGCTGATACTGAAATAGAAATAAACGCTACCACTATAGATATGAATGGTGCTGTAGATATATCTGGTAATGCTTTAGTAAGTGGTGAGGTACAAACAGCTAACATAGGTTATACCGATGGCGATAATGCTATTGTAATTGCAGATGGTGGTGGAATTACAGTTTCTGCAGGACTTACTTCTACTGCTGCTGCAAATACTTTAGGAGCTACATCATTTAATGATGCTGCTGTAACAAGCGTAGGCACAATCAATGGCGTAGGTATATCTTCTAATATTTCTAATTTTTCTCAAAGTATTCTTATCAGTCAAGATGCAGGTACAGGTACTTTATCTACTGCTTCTAAT